ATACCAAAGGCAGTTTGAAAATGATGGAGTCGATACTCAGCTTATTAGGCGAGAACCACAAGAGCCACCACCAGACGATGACCAAGAATGAATGGTATCCAGTTTGTTTCCACAATCGGTATGAATACAAAAAATGGCAATACTATCAAAGATGGGGTGATGAGGTGGTTTCTATTTGTGATGATTGCACCGATGAGTATCAACAACAAATGAAAAAGGAAAATAGATGCTTTATGGCAGAGGCCATGAGGAAATCTAGCAATAGTAAAAAATATGCAGGATGAACCAGTATCTCAAGCAGTAATGATAATTACCGAGACTGAACCTTGTCGGTTTTCGGTAGAGATTGAGGGTAGTGAAACTTCTTTAGAAGTTGCACAGATTATGGTAAAGTTTCTGAGCGATTGCTTAGAGCAGATCCACAGGGATACTAAAGTGCATTAGTTTTATGGGGAAATGGGGAAATGGAACAAAGAACGGAAGAATGGCATAAGGCTAGGCTTGGCAAAGTAACCGCTAGTCGGGTTGCAGATGTCTTAGCCAAGATCAAGACAGGCGAGGCAGCAGCTCGGAAAAACTACAAGATGGAGTTAGTAGTTCAGAGGCTAACAGGCGAACCAGGCGAGTCTTTTACCAATGCAGCGATGGAATGGGGAACGGCCACAGAGCCACAGGCTAGAATGGCCTACGAAGCTCATACAGGCAATTTTGTTGAGGAGAAAGGATTTATAGACCATCCGACAATAGAATGCTTCGGATGCTCTCCTGATGGGATTGTTGGTGAAGGCTTGATCGAGATCAAGTGTCCAAATACCGCTACCCATATAGAGACAGTTTTGGAGAACAAAGCTCCGAGTAAATATATCCCACAAATGCAATGCCAGATGGCAGTTACAGGAGCAAAATGGTGCGACTTTGTATCATTTGATCCGAGAGTGCCAGAGGACTTGCAGTTGGTAGTAGTAAGGGTCGAGAGGGATCAGGAGTATATCGACTCAATGGAAGTAGAAGTAAAGCAGTTTTTAGATGAGGTCAATGAGTTATTTATTTTGTTAAAGGAGAAAAGAAAATGACCGAAAAGTATCAGATGAAAGATGGAAATTTTGTTCTGTTTAAGAATGATCGAAAGAAAACCGATAAGCACCCAGACCTTAGTGGCTCGATTATGATAAATGGGGTAGAGCATTGGTTTAATGCTTGGACTAAAGAAGGAAAAAAGGGTAAGTTTATCTCTGGGCAGATTGGCGATCCAAAAAAAGCAGGATTTAGCCCTAAAGGAGATGATGAGATGCCAAAGAGTAGTGGCATCCAAGACGATGAGATTCCGTTCTAGGCACTATAATTTGTAAAATCCCAATGAGATCGGCATACGAGGTGCAATGCCTCATTCCCCTAAGGAGTGCCACCCCCCTTCCGATCAGGGTGGCATTATGAACGGTTCTAATACTTACTCAGAGCGACAAAAGGTAAAGAATAGGGCTGAGTTCCTATTTGAGTATTACTGCGCTGAGATGGACTATCAGATTACCAGAGTGGGATTTGATGAGAAGAATGGGAATGTAGATAACTTTTATTATCTAAATCCAATATTGAGAAACCTACCAGATTATGTAGTCAATACCGCTAATGGCACTTGGGTAGTGATGGTGAAAGGCACAGCGAATATCAAGCAGAAAGAGATTGATCTTTTGCCAAAGTTGATCGAGTGCTTTCATAGTGAACGAGCAAAACTTATTTATGCGTTTTGTTTCTTGGGAAAAAAACCAATACTAATTTTTCCACAGAAAGTAGAAAGTCTGTATAGAAATGCCAAAGATAAGCAATGGCAAGACGGAGTTGTTTATCGTTCATTGGAGATAGAGGTTTGATTCGTCTTGTCTGCGAATTGTTAGTCCTCGGAATACTTTACCACCAGCTTTGTTCCATTTCAGAAATTCTTTAGCAGCACCAAACACATCATTTCTGTTGTGTTTTTGTCTTAAAGTAGAGGCCTGTAAATTTCCTAGCCCAAGATTAAACGCAAAGCTGACGAGTGCATCAAAGCGAGGCTGAGTAAGATAATTAGGGCATAGTCGTAATACCCCTCTTTCAAATCGTTGCAGATCCTTTTTAAGAAGCTCATCTACCTCATCCATCGTAAAGGTTCTAAACCACTCTATAGGCAGAGTTTTACCATCGCCTATTAGATGCCCTACTCCTACAGTCCAAAGGCCTATAGGGTCTTGGTATGGATTTAGGCGCACCCCCTCGTGGTGCTTAATCATCTTAATGCAATCGTTTGATACTTTCACCGCTTAGCAAACGCTTGTGATCCAAACCAGAAGGCTACGATGCTAGACCAGATAGTGATGGTTTCTTCAGACCATAGAATGTCTAGTGCCTCGTCAAACGGAACATTGTGATGCCAGGCATACCAAAATCCAGCTATTTCTACAAATAAAAAGATGCCAAACATTCCGTATGTAACGACAGGGCGAACCATTGCTCTAGCGTTTATTACCCATTTGTCTGCACCTTTGGCTAAATCGCTATCGTGCTGATACAGAGCAATCTTTTCGTCTCTAAAGGCTTGGATTTCGATTTGGTCTGTACGGATTTCCTCAACTCTAGCTTGTGCCAAATATCCTTCTTTGGCTAACATAAGTTCTCTTTCTGTCTGTAACCGAGCCATTTCTAACTCATGCTTTTTGTCTGACCGATCTTGAAAGAATCCTAAGAACTTAGGTAAACCACCTGCAAGAAAAGATAATAATGTAGAGATGAGTGTAATCATTTTTTGAAGAATAACTCCGCTAACCAAGTTACAAACCCACCGAATACGGATGCAACACCCATAATCGCCCATAAACTGCCTTTAGACCGTTCTGCCATAGCAACCAATTTCTTAATATCAGACTCCATTTGGTTTACTTTGGACTCTAAGTTTTCTACTGCATTAACGAGTTTTCCGTACTCAACTGGGTTAATGTCTGCCATATCTCACCTATTATAGTTTCATAATAAATGCGAGAGCATAGTACGGTGGCAAGTTCTGATTTGTTCCACTATCTCCAGTTGTACTAATTGATACAGATATTCCAGTGGTTGATGTTTGTGTTCTAGTACTAATACTTGCTTGCTGACCATCTGGAGATTGAATTGTTGTTCCACCAACATTTCCTTGGTCTGTAACAAAAGCACAATCACCACCAGTAGCATCTGTTCTGTATGCGTGATAGTGTCCTGAATCGCTAACAGATGCTGTATGTGTATGGCTTACAACAATAGCATCTTTAGAACCGCCAGTTGTTGTATTTCCACCAGTTACTGTGGTGTTGGCCACACCGCCAGAATCACTATGTGCGCCAATAATAAATCGGTTGCGTAAATCAGGAGTTCCGCTAGATCCATTACATAATGCCCAACCACTAGGAATTGTAGCAATTGAACCTGACCACATCATAATCATGCCAGTAATAAATGGAGTTCCCCAAGTAGGTGTTGCGCCAGATCCTGCTGATATAAGAGATTGACCAGATGTTCCAGATGCGCCATCAAGCGTAAGGTTGCCAGTAACAGCTAAAGTTCCAGAAGAAGCCAAAACAGCAGATGCTGTCATTGTTCCTGTTACAGTAAACGGATCACCAGACGAGCCATCTTGTTGAGCTTTTAGCTGGCTCATTAACTCACGAATAGCATTGTTAATGCCACTAGGAGCGCAACCTTCTGCAATGTTAATACCGTCTATATCAGTATTATTTGCTGGTGTTAAATCAAATTCTGAAATCTTAGTCTTTGCCATTTTCTATCCTATTGAAATGGGTTTACTTCTTCTTGTGGAACTGGGATTTGGTCTGATAGCAATCCTCTAGTGGTTGTTGCTGGAACTGCGCCAAATGTTTCTCTAATGGTTTGTGGCATACGGCCTAGTGCCATCATCTCTTGTAGTTGGCGAATCTGTTGCATACCTAACTGAGTAGCACCCGCTCTAGCAAGACCGCCTATTGCTGGAACTGTTGCTGCGCCAACTGCTGCGCCTGCTGGGCCACCAAGCATTGCGCCTAATGCGCCACCCATACCAGAACCTACACCAGTTTGTAATGGGCTTGTTCCTGCGTATTTACCAGCCCAACGCAAAAAGTTCTGAACTTTATCGCCTTTAGCTGCTGCTTTTATTGCCTCTTGTTCTGCTTTAGTAAAGAATTTTAAATCCTCTGAATCTGCAAGATTAACTAATTTTCTACGCAAAGCGTTTTCCATACCTGATTGAGAATAATTAGCAGTTGCTCTTAATTCTGCGCTTTGTAAAATATCTTCTAGGATTTGTGTTTTGTTACTACGAGTCCATAAATCTCTAGCATTTTTAAGTTCATTGATTGCTTTTTTAGAATCTCCAGCAACAATATCGTCTTTACCAATGCGATTTATATAAGAATCAAACTCACGCAATGCTTCTTTAGCATATTTACCACTTCTACCGCCTGCTGCTTGAGAATCACGAATAAACTGTCTAGTAAGGTCTAGCTGTTCTAATGTTTGTGGCTCTGTAAATGTTTGAGTTAATCGTCTTTGAACTGCTACTGCCTCGGTATCAACTTCTGGATCAATAACAATTTTGTTAGATACTTTTTGAACAATAGATTGTCCTGCGTTTGATAGACTTTCTGGTTTAATTACTGCGCCTGCTGCTGCTGAACGAGCGTAAGCATCAGTAGCTTGTGATCTTAATTGTTCTGCTGTTGGTGCAGCCTCACCTTTACGAGTTCTAACTCCAAATGGTGCGCCAACACCCATACTAGCAATCATGCCTGCTATTGGACTTCCTGTGGCTTCTGTAACATATTGTCCAGTAGCAGATGCAGGAACAGTAGCTGCGGTTTGTGCGACAGGTGCTTGACCTGCTTGTTTGGCAATATTGCGAGTTACTGCTTTTTCACCTTCTACTGCTAATCTAGCTAACGATGGTAATTGTGTGCCTGTAGCACCAACTCCACCACCAATTGCCTCTACAACACGCTCTGTAGTGCTTGTTGGTTCAGCAAAACCTGCTCTGCCCATAGCTTGAGATACGATTTGGCTAGGCATACCAAGCCTGCCTAATTCTGCGCCTGTAACACGCTCTACACCGCTTGCTGCTAGGTTCACTAACTGGTTAATAACATCGCCAATAGGAAGTGCCATAGAACCGATTAGTGCGCCTGGTGCGCCTGCTACTGCACCACCAGCAACTGCGCCTGTAACAGCAGGAGCAGCACCTCTTGTAACCAATTCTGCTGCACGAGCAGCAGTTAAAGGTGGCTCATCAAAAGGATTTACTTCATTATCAAATTGGTCAAATGGATTTGCCATTATTTATTTCCTTGCAAAACTTGATTTGCAGCATTTTTGCCATATTTTTGGTCAAAAAACTTTTTCATCTGTTCTGTAGGATTAGCCTGTAGCATTTGAATTGCTCTAGCAGGAACACCAGTTAAGTCTACAGGTCTTGGTTGGCTAATTGTAGATTTAATCTCATCGCCACCACCATAAACAGAGTCAAACTTCTTAATCATGCTTTCTTGCGTTTCTTTTGTTAAGCCTTTTAAGTTTCTTAAATTCTTAACAACTTGATCGTATGTTTGAGCTTGCTCTAATGATCCAGCTACAACCTCAAAACGAGGCCATTCTTTCTCAGTCATATTACCAACTGCACCACCTGTTTTAGATTCAGCTCTCATTCTGCCAATCTCAGCTAAAGAGATTAACGATTTGATAGAGTCTAGGTCAGCTTTTGCATTAGCCGCTGCTGATCCTGGGATTCCAGATGTCAATGTTCCACCAAATCCTGTAGCAGACTTTAATCCTTGTGGGTTAGACAATACACGATCTACTAACTCGTTAATATCACGCATACGAGTAGAAATGCTTGTTGTAGCAGCCTGTTCTTGTGGCTTAACTAACAATAGTTGTTGCCGTTCTTTTAATGGCAAAGATGGACTATCTACCATAGCAACAGTCTTGCGTTCTGTCTTAGGTGCTACTGACTCACCAGTTGCTTGTGATATTTGTGGAGCTTGGATTGCAGAAACCATTTGTTGTGCTGATGGTGGCTGTTTACCAGTAGCTAATCTATATTGCTCTCTAGCTTGATCTAGTATTTCTTGACCTGTTCCTGTTGTATAAACTAAGTTAGCTGCATCAACCATATTCTTCAATGCATCACCTGGTTTTGGAATGTTTCCAAATCCAATAACATCTTGTTGTGCTGCTGTTGGCAACATATTAAAGTTTGTTGTGCCATATTTAGACTGAGCATATTGTTGTTGTTGAGCAGATAGTTCAACTGGTTTTCCACCAGTAAACTCACGAATTTTAGACAACATATCAATTTGACCTTTAGCCAATAACTGAGGTTCAATCTTGCTAATGTCGTATCGTGTTGGTGTTTCTATAACTGCTGGCCCAACTTCTGATGGAATGGCAGTTTGAGTTGCAGGAACTACTGCGCTTTGCAATATCTTTTGTAACTCTTGAGCATCTCTTTGCTTACGAATAATCTCTTGCGCTTGTTGTGCCTTAATCATGTTTTGTAGCGCAGAATCAATTGTGCCTTGATAGCTACTATAAAATTGAGTA